GTTTGGATCAATAAACCTCAGACCTAACGTAGTGGTATCCCAAGTCTAGTTGGAATGTTACTGGTGCACCGGTACCTTCTAGTGTGTATGTTATGTCTCCTACGTTCTTAGCATAAGCACCTACTAATGTGTATTGTGCTACACGCTCAAGCTGTGTGTCAAGCTGAACCAAGTCCACTATAGATGTTTCTTTAGGTATAAAGTAGTTACCTGTACTTGTAGCATCATCAAATGTGTCTCTTGTCCAAGTCAACATCAAGTTTCTCAATGTATCTGCCTTGTCACATATGAATTCAATTTGATATGAACCGGCATACTTGGCAGAACCAGGTACCCTGAAGTCTAAGCCCATGTATGATACAGTGTTCTCTGAAATCTCACGACCAGGTATAGTACCACCCTTGGCATATACTAAATCATCTTCAGAAACCACCACGCTCCCGTCACCGTTTTGAATGTTAAGTACTCTGAATTGAAAGTCGCGGCTGAAATCTCTTTCTTGTGCTACTCTATAGAAGTCTGTTATTGTTTGTCTTACGTCTGGCATAATGTTTTCCTTTTAATTATTTAGTCATCAACCTACCAATTCACTGAAGTCTTGACCAGTTCTTGTTGCATAGAAGTTGACTAAGATAAACTCAGCGGCTCTAGTTGGTTTAATATATATGTCTATCACTAGCTCGTTACGATCAATAACATCAGGTGTATTGTTTCGATCATCACATACTAATAGATAATCATACATTCCTTGCGTGTTTTTAACCTCTTCAAATATCGGCCTCAATACATTCAACACTTGTGTTCTTGTGAATAGTGTGTTTGGCTCGAATACGAAGTATTTGACTGTGTTTAATACGGCTTTTTGTAAATATAAGAACAACCTCCGTACATTTATCCTATCAAATGCACTAGGTTTGACCTGCATGGTCTTTTGTCCAAATATCACAAAACCTTCATTCGGAAAACTTGCTACCGGGTTTAGACCAATTGAATATAACTGATCACGCTCTTTTTGTTTCGGATAAAAAGCCAGGTCTGACATTCCACTCAACAGCCCTCTGGTGAAACCAGCAGGCGCGAACCATGGATAGAAGTTACTATCTGTGTTGCCCATGTTGGCAGCAGCGAAACCACTAAATGGTACCCATACTCCACGGTTTAATACCTTGTCATTCACAAACGACCAACTAGCATAACTACAACAGAAGTTACTGTTCTTAGTACCTCCAGTTAGTGTGTGTCTCAAAGGCCAGTAAATGTGTTGTGAGAAGTTGACTCCCTTTTGTCGGTTTTGGCTGGTTAATATTTTTGTGTTTCTACCCTGTACAAATATATATCTCAACGGGTCAGCTATAAAGATATTATCTTTACGTTGGAACTGACAGAAGTTTTTGAATACATCAAATATAGTGTCATATTGTACTAGATAATCAACAGCACTGCGGTTGTCAATAATCTTTGTAGTGTATAGTCCGTTTCCGCTAGCGGGTGAAGATTCAGTCGTTTGAAAATTACCTATATCAAAGAACTCATCCTCATCAAAACTCGACGTACCACCTTTACTGCCGACGTACACTGTACCTAGACCACCCTCGATTGTTATATCAATCGGGAACAGGTCAAAATTATCAGCTAGCTCAAAGACTCGTTCGAGTTTAGCTGGTATATTACCAACTTCTCTAACTTCAGCGACTTGCTTTTGATATACTCCATGTGGATATAAATTCCTGGCGTGGTTAAAATTAACAGTAGCATCATATTTTTGAAGTTTCTGCCATTGTGTTATGTATAGCCGGTCTTCGTTTTCTTCTGTAGCGTTTAGAAATGATTGTTGTATGCGCAAATCCATTACTTCGGCAGTTTCTGGTAAAGAATCACCATCATCTATCACTTCATTGTCTCTGCGTACATCTCTAGCGGGGAAAATACGTACCTTTTTAGTGGGCATGCCATTTTCATCCTGCCAATTACCACCCTTTTTAGATATACCATCGTTTATTTTAAGTAACATATTAGCGCTTCCTTCAGATTCACTCTCTATGAAATAGCTTGTTGCAGCTCCTCCACTGGATTGGAATTTTTCACGGAAGTGATTGAGACTACCTACTACACTATCTGCTAAGATGAAGTCCAGCTTGTTGGTGTCTGCTTCTAATGTTGATTGTCTGATCTTAAATACACCTATTGTGAGCACATCACTGAACTCATCAACTCCGATGTTATTTTCGCTTAAATTCTCTAAAACTTCACTAATACTACCATCCAACCCGATCTGCTTTTTATTACCGAATTGATCAAATGTGAAGCCAGCGCTCAAACTAAACGTCAATCGGCTCAATGTTCCAGAAGACTCGTCCGGGACATTGAGATAACCACCAGATGTGCCTCCTAACTTTTTGCTTAATGTTTTGAGCTTACCAACACTATCAAAATCAGATGCTGGATTCAAGTTGGTATTATCAGACAATCCAACGTAATATCCTTCGAATTTTTCATTGATAATAAATTTTTTGTTGTTGATCAACATTACTCCAATCCCAGATTTGTTAACTATATCATCAAATGTGTTAAAGTCGAGGTTATCCTCACGCCCAGCATTTGCCGTTGATAATTTAACTTCTCCTTTGATTATTTTTTGATATTGTTCTGCAGATAGCTCTATATTTGATGGCTCGGTTATGTAGTATCGATCACTACCACTCAAATCCCACCCGATATTCTTGACTAACAATGACATGAATTGAGTCACTTCTGGTATCTGGTACATGAATGTTGCTGGCATTGATGTTTCATCACCAGCTACAGATTGGGTCCAGAATTCATCATTTGATGCAATTGTACTCAACGGTGTGTTTTTGTAGCTATGGTTCATGAAACCAGGATTCACATCATCGTTACCATGTTCGTCAAATATTGTAGCATAACTAGCGGGGACGTCTTGTAACAACCTAGTTATCGCTTCTTTGATTGTCACTCTCGTATGACCTACCACTGTTACTGTCTCATCCTCATTAAATTTGAAAAATTGTGACATGTCTCCATCATCTCCTCCGGTTACATCAAGACCTGGTGTACCGTCATCTAAATAATGCACTATAGTTCTAGTGCTATTGTAAATTGTCTCAATCGCTGCATCATCAGTCGCGACTTGAGGTCTAGGTATAACTGGAAACACTTGCACACTGGCATTGTCCGCCACTGTCGATCCTTCACCTATACCATATGGCAGTCTGGTAACTAGCAGGTTCGCTGGGCTTTGAAAAATAGCCTTTAGTGAATGATACATGTATCGCTCAGCTGCATTTTGTGGTAGACCGTATATCTGTTCGAATTCTGTTAAACTCGTAACAGTGAGCAACTCGTCTGTAGGACCTTGGTTAGTAAAACCAGGTACAAACACTGTTGTTCCAACAGGTAAATTAGGTCGCAAAGAAAGATCGATTTCTTTGACTTCAACTCCGGGGGATTGTATTGTTC